GTTAGTCGAGTCTAATCGGGACCGGCCAAAAGCCGTTGCAGAAGCCGCCCCATCCGGTCCCGATGCCAAAGGCCGGGCCGTTTGAATGCGAGATGTCCAGCCGAACGCCGGGGGGGATTGGAAGCGCCTGCTCATAGAGATGAGCAATCGAGATTTCGATGTTGGTCAGGAGGCGTCCAGTCAGGATCTCAATCACCCCTTTTCCTTCATCGCCTATAGTAGCCTGAGGGCCAAAAGCGTCCTGCGCCGCCCGGGTGATACCGTAGTGACTGTAATCACCAGCTATGGCCCAACGTCGAGCTTTGACGAAGCCCCGATAGAGAGTGTCGTCCGTAAAGCAGAATTCGATGTAGTCCGGCCCATTACCGCAATCCCATTCCGCTTCGCAAAAGCCGCCAATCGGGATCACTGGCGGGCCGCACTCGTCGTCACAGGCGAAGCCGAACACCGGGCGGCGCTGACCCTTGCAATGGCAACGCGGCCATCCCAGCGCCTTTCCGATGATGGTAAGTTGGTCTCCCACAGCTGTGTCGATGTCGAAGGCGTCCACCAGCGCGCAAGCCGCCTCGTTGACCTCGGCCGGTTCCGCCAGGCGGTCACGGATGAAGCCCAGAAGCCTCGGGCTCTCGCGGTACTGATCCCTGATCTTGTCGACCTTGCTCTCGATCAGGACAGCCGGATCGGGGCAACCCATCAGACGTACCTCACGATGACGTTCGGGCTGATGATTACTGGCCGCTCAAAGATCGTGGTCTCGATCTCTTCGAACACGAGCGAATTGGAAGTCCGCGCGATCCGGCAATCAACGATCTTCATATTGCCGATCTGGGCCGCTTCAGCCGCCACGCGGTCTTCGGTCACCGTATCACCGTTCTTGTAACCGCATTCGCCGGCAAAGGCGTCGATGACGAACTGGGTGATGGTGCCGATAGACGGCGGGGCACACTGGCAGGCGTCGGCGATGTGGCGCACGTCAAGTTCAACACGGATCGGCACATCGATAGGCCGGATGAAGTCGATGGTGCGGCAGAACCCGTCCGCCTCGATGGACACGGGATAATCACCGAACAGTCCGATGCCGCCGATGGCGTTTTCGTAGACCATGGCGGCCACCTCTTCGTCATCCCCGCCGATCACGGCATGCGCGACAGAATGAGGAGGCATCCCATATTCATTGACCTCGTGCGACGAGTTCTCGATGATCCAGGCAAAGGTAACACCGTCGATAGCGGCGAGATCGTTGATCCGCTTCGAAAGCTTGATGTCCGCCATCCCCTCGTTGGTAATGCGGGTGCGGAAGTTGACGTCAAGTTCCCCGGTTAGCCGCTGGAGGCGCTGGAACTTGGCGATGATATCGAGCCGCGGGCCTTCGGCGCCGTCCACGTCGAACGATTGATAGACCTCCTTGAAGGTCTCCCAGACATCAGAGACGATATCAGCAAACAGGCCATTGAACTGCCCGAGCGGCGACTTGTCGTCCTGAACGATGTCGCTGCCGAACCGATCCGCGTTCTTCTGCTCGATCTCGGCAAGCAGGACATCGAGCGTCTTGTTCGAAAAGCCGGTCGGGATGACGCCATAATCAGACATTCACAGACACCTCTTCATCGAACTCGGTTCGGATGCGAAGATCATAGACGTCGGCCTGCCGGCGCTCGGGCCGGAAATCCATGGCAAACGATGTGATCTCGATCACACCCGGCACCTGCATGACCGTATTCTTGATCACAGCCTCTGCGGTCGGCTGGTCGAAGGGCTTGACGAAGACGAATTCCAGCCACGGCACGCCGCTTTCCGTGTTGAGGAACCACTCGCCGAGGAAAGAGCGAAGGTGCTGCTTGATCCGTTGGGCGATGGCGCGCGCATCCGTGACGATTACCAGCGAGTTGTTCGTGATCTCAAGATCATGTGTCTGAAGGTCGAGAGACAAAGCCTTGTAAGTCATCGGAATTTCATCTTTCCGAGGCGAGCCTTGACGGCTGCAATTGCGGATCGAACGCCCGGAGTGAAGCCTGGACCTTCGATGTCGCTGCTGTTCTCAAGGATCGTCATCAGGTCCTCGAGGATCTGGAACGCGCTTTCACCGGAGCCCTCAATCGAGAGGGTGCCATCAGGTGTTACCCTGACGCCGTTCTTGTGGTCTTCGGATCCAAAAAACGCATTGTCGCCATCGTAGTTGGCCATCGCCTTGCCATCGGGATTGGCGCCCGGAACAAAGCGGCCATCGGAGAACGAGTTGAACCGAGCCATGTTCGCCTCTTGGGCGCTCCCGTTCTCCCGGAAATTATCCTGGTCCCTGGCCCCGAAGTAGACCATGCCATAATCGCCCTCCTTGATCGGGAGGGTGAAGGCAAAGCCACCACCTCGCGGCTGGTCAATCGGAACCTCCAGAAGATCTGGAAAATCGACGGCTTGACCGTTGATGGTCGGCTTGTGAAGCACCTCCAGCGAGACTTGCTGCTTCGCATAGTCGATCTTCTTCACCCGCGCCGGAAGCGCCGTGGCGATGTCCATCCGCTCCGACTGAGTAATCTGGCCATAGACGTCCTCGCCCACCCGCCGATTTGCTCGACCGTAAACCCCAACCATCAGCCCGCCACCTTCCCGCCGGAGACCGTCTGTCCCTCGACATCCACGGCGAAATCGCCGTCCATGTTGTCGCCATAGTAATGGAGCCCGTTGACCCGATAGATTCCCGGCTTGCCGTTCATGTCGAGCACGTCCGAAATCACCTCGATCAGGCGGTTTGGGCGTATCGCCGGGTCGAGCAGGCACTGGACGCTGATGCCGTTATCCGTGACCGTCGGCACACCGATCATGCCGGTTCGCGCCGAGATGACGACCCTCTGGTCAAGGAAGCCATCAGCCGGGATCGTCTCCAGCGCCTCGTTCTGGTACGACCAGTAGAAGTTATGGCTCCTGCCGAGCTGGTCCATGGCGCGCCGCGTGCCGCTCACCAGCGTCAACGGGCGCTTGGTGGCCGGCAGATCATCCAAGCCTTTCAGTTCGCCGCGGCTGATGCCGGGCATTCCGTTCTGCCTGATGTCCTCGACGATATCCTTGATCTTCGTCCCGGTCGGGTATGTCTTGGCGACGTAGCCCTTGCGCTCCGCTTCGTCGCCGTCACCGACCTTCACCTCAGTGATGACGTCCGTCTCGTCGCGCTCGTGAAAGACCTCGCGAATTTTCCCCTTGAGGATGATCCCGGTTCCGGTCCCCTGATAACCCGCTTCCAATTGGACGCTATCGAATTCCTTGCCAACCGCCTGCCGGTGCGCGGCGCTCAGATTGTAGACCCGCACGGTTCCGGCGTTCGGGACGCCCGAGATGGTCTTCTCTACATCGAATTCGATCTTCAGGTCCGTGACGACAAGGCCGCCACCACCGCCAGAGAATGTGGCCTTGACGATGCGAAGGTACTTGTCCGCCATGGATCACACGTAGTTGTAGAGCTTCACCGTGCCGGCGGCGAAGGCTTCCATGGTCGGTTCCGTCGTGTGGTCCTTCGGCCCGACCACGAAAAGCTTGCCAATCCCGAGGTCGAACGGTTCCAGAAGATCGACGTTGGCCACCATCTTCCTCCCGGTCAGGACCGGCGTCTCATCGATCGAAAGGTCCATGGAAAAGCGCGAGACCGAGGCCGAGTAGGCCATGCGGATCGTGACCTTCCGTCCGTTGATGATGGTCGAAAACATCTGCCTCGGCACGTCCATGACCGGGATTTCATACAGAGCGGCCATCAATTGAACACCTGACTGAGGATCGATCCGGGATCAGTCGAGTTGATGGTGCCCGTCGTCGTCGTTGTGGTCGAGATGTCGCCACGGATCACATCGGGAGAGCCGTTTATGGTCGTGTCGCCCGGTGTCAGGGTTTTGCCCGTCAGGTTCTTTGCCTGTCCGCCATCGGGTGCACCGGACACTCCGGCGGTATAGGCCGACCCCACGATCTGGATTTCGCGCAGCTCGGCGGTGAATTTCAGGACCATGGAATAGTCCTTGTCACGCTCCGCCGAGATGCTCTC